TTTGATTTTGCATTTTATAATGGGGACGTATCAAAAGAAATGACTTTAGAATTAAAGAGGGTATTACCAAGACAGAGTAACATTTAGAACGCTTCGAGCGTCAATATTGATTAGAGCTTTGCGAAAGCCGATTTCCAGAAATGGATTTCGGCTTTTTTATTAAAACGACTCCCGGCGTTACCGGGTGCAAATAAAGGACTTGATGCCTTACATCATGCAAAAGGAGACAGAATGGAAAAGAGAAGTTGGTTGAAGTGGTTTTTAAATCCACTGATGAACCAGAGGGGCGAAATCAACATAGAGGGTGATCCTCCTGCTGATCCGCCTGCAGATGCACCGGAAAGCATTGATCCGCCGGCAGAGGGTGATCCTCCTGCTGGCCCATCTAAAACCGAGCCACCGGCCACACCTTCTGCCGATGATTTGAAGGTAGCGGAGAACCAAGGGTTCCAAATCAAAACTGACGATAAGGGAAGGCAGTACATCGTTGATGAAGATGGAGCCGAAATCCCCCCGAAGCGTTTCAAGGAAATTTATCACGGAGCGAAAGAAGGGGAACGTACCAAAGAAAAATTCGACCTTTTTAAGCGTTTAGGCCCGGAGGCTTATTACAAAGCCTACCCGGATGAGAAACCAGCGGATTATGTTGATCCGAACAAACCGGCAGAACCAGCGCCGACCAAGGAAACAATATCCAGCCTGAAAAACAGAGTCATTTCTGGCGGAAAGTATGACGGTTGGACTTTGGCCGATGTTTACCAGGATGACGCTTTCGCCGCTTTAGAGATTATCGACAATTACAATCAGTCGAAAGCAAAAGAAGCGGAAGCGGTCAGAGCGCAACAGGCAAGAGACGAAGAGGGAATCAAGGAAAAGACCCAAGAGGGCAATCTGTTCATGTGGGATCGGGCAAAGGAACTATTCAAAAAAGATGGTGACTACACCCCCGAAGAAATTAAGCAGGTTCAGAATGAATATAAAACCTTAGGCGATTGGATGAGGAGCAACAAGAAACTTCACTACAGCCTCAAGGATGCTTACCAGCTTATGACCATGAACACAAAAATCAACGATGCCAAGAACAACACGGCTAAGAACGTTGTTGATTCTCTCCGAAAGCAACCTGTTGGACACATCAACGGCGGCCCCGGAACTGTATCGGCGGACAACTACGAAGCACTGACAGAGGCACAACTCGCGGAAACGGTGGACAAAATGAGCGATGAGAAAAAGGCGGAGTTCTACGCGAAAGCGACTCCCGCACTTAGACGCAAATATCCATCCTGGCCCTGGGACTAAACGCAAATAGAAAGGTCTTCATAAAGGAGACATTTATCATGGCAGATTGGGAATTTACCACAGCAAACGCACTTACCGCTCAGCAGTGGGTGGGTAAATGGTGGATAGGAGTCAAGAAAGAAAGTTGGTTCTACGACAACGGCATGATTGGCTCAGACGAAAATAACGACATATTTGTAGAGTTTAACGACCTGAAACAGAAACCCGGCTATCAACTCACCTACGGGCAGATCAGAGAACTTTCCGGCGCAGGTATTCTGGGCGATGCGGATATGGAAGGACAGGAAGAAACCCCTGTCACTTACGATGACGCGATTACTTTACAGCAGTACCGTAACGCCATCAGAACCAAAGGTAAACTTTCCGAGCAGTACAAAAGCGATCAGGACACCCGTAAGTGGGCGCAGATTCTTTTGGAACGCTGGAAGGCCGGAACTATTGACCAACTGCTTTTCACGGCAATAGGCACCTCCTGCACGAAGTATATCTACGGTGGCGACGCTACCGGAACCGGAGACATCGCAGCAGGTGATTACATGACACTCGGTCTTATTTCCCGCGCAGTTGCTTACGGTGACAAAGCCACTCCTACCATCGTAGGAAAGTCAAAGGGCGGTTCGCGTGAAACAGTTTGTGTCATGGCTATTGACCAGAGATACGACCTCAAGAAATACGATGCTTCGTGGAAACAGGCACAGCTTGAAGCCATGCAGCGCGGCCCGGATAACCTCATTTTCAAAAAAGCAATGGGTAAGCATGAAGATTGCGCTCTGTTCGCTCACGTTCGTGCACCTTTGGCGACTACATGGGGATCTGGCGGTGACGTAAACGGCGCAACAGCGTTCTTCATGGGAGCCGGAGCCGGGGCCATCGCCGTAGTGAAAGACAAGACATGGGAAGAGAAGACTTTTGATTACGGCAACAAGGTTGGCTTCTGCATCGGGGCAACCTTAGGCGTGACCAAGAGTGTATTCAACTCCGCAGACAATGCGGTTGTGGCAATCGCTACAAACAGGACGAATAATTAATGAATTATGGACAGATAGCAAACGGCTGGCCGCCTAAGCGAAAAGAAGGGAACTCCCGACCCTTCCTTCTGTCTTAAACCAATCGGGCAAAGGGGAAAAGGAAATGGCAAAATTAATTGATCCGGCAACGGAAGCAGGCAAGAAAAGAGACGCGCAGAAGAATGGTGAAGAGAATAAAAAACTCTCCACTATTTCAAGGAAAGACATTGTCACCATTCCGCCAAAACACGCAAAGGCAGTACATCCCTTTGAGGGATATCCTGTTAAGTATGCGATGGTGAATGGACGCAAGGTCAATCTAACGTGGGTGGTTGGCTATAAACGGCAACCGGCGCAGGACGTATCAGGGATAAATCAGTCAATTCCAATTATGGAAAAAGGGAAAATGACAGGCGAAGAAAAGGTAGTGACTTTGGGTTCGCCTCATTCCCGCCTGGTAATTGATTATGAAGGTGGTGGTAGAAATACTATGGCTATTTTCGACTTCAAGCTCCCTATGGAAGATGGGGAACTGATTGATAACCTCTGTCTCGTACCTTCACCATCCGCGAGAGCGCAAATCTGTTTCAAACTTGAGCCGAAAACCGGACAGGTTCAAATCAACGAAGATTATTTCCTGCTTGATGGAAATCAGGCGGATAAACTTCGCAAGGTTTATGAAAATATCCTGCGTCCGGCAAAACGTGCTGAACGTGACGCCAAGGCTATCATGGGTGAATCAGCAGAGAATCTTGACGACATCCAGACCGCAGGGGAAGGAGTAAGTTAATGGTAAATGCAGATATTAAACCATCAGGATTGACCACATCTGATTTGGTGGATGTGCTTTGTCTCTGGTGGACGAACTTTAAAGGCATTTGCGCGAAACTTGACGATGACGGAGCAGTTACCGGGGTAAACTATGAAGCGTTATGCTTCACGGCTATTTTCAATGGCAACATTGGAGACACACGGGGAAATCAGGTCATTAATCAAGTCACCGCAAAGGCTGACAGGTTCTACAACATCACACCGAATGGAGTCACGGATGAC